TCACTTCTGCAAACGTTATTGACGAAATGGCGAAACTTGTTGCTACACTTCCAACACGCGTGAAGCGTGCAACTGAGAAACCTGTAATCGCAGTTTCTTCTAACGTTGCTGAAGCATACAGAAGCGCGATTCTTGGTCTTGGTGGTGGTTACTACCTTTATCAAGGAGAATCAGTTGTAATGAACTGGCAGGGACAATACGACGTTATCGAATGTCCTGGAATGTCTGACGACACAATGGCTTTCTATCAGAAGTCGAACTTGATTTTTGGAACTAACTTGTTAGACCAATGGAACAACGTTGCACTTTTAGATATGTACCAATACGACCTTTCTGACAACGTTCGTTTCGCTTGTTCTTTCTTCGCTGGTGTTCAATACGGTTTCGGTAACGAGATTGCATTCTATCAATACACAGCATAATTCAACCATTCTAACCCTTGCATATAGAGAGGCAGCGGCTAAACACCGCTCCTCTTTTGTGCTAATAAAAACATACAAATATGGCATGTGAATTAAGCGCAGGTTTTACACTCGATTGCAAAGACGGCATCGGTGGAATTAAGCAAATCGTTTTGTTGGATCAAAATTTTGTTACAGGTATAACCTTAGACGGTTCTGAAGTAATCACGGCAATTGCTGGCCCAACAGATGCAGATTTGTATACTTACGAATTACCAACTCAAACAGGTTCTTTCGAAGAAACAATCAACTTCAACCGCGATGCAGGTACTATTTTTTACACGCAGACGGTAAACATCATGTTGAACAAATTAACCGCTGCAAAGCGTCTTGAATTGCAAAACGTTGCGCAAGCTCGCGTGATTGTTTTTGTAAACGATACAAACAATAATTGGTGGGCTGTTGGTTATGAGTACGGAGCAGACCTTTCTACTTCAACAGCAGGAACAGGAACGGTTTTGGGTGACATGAACGGCTACACATTAGCGTTCACTCACGAAGCTGCAAAGCGCGCTTACAAATTGAGCGGAACACCTGCTTCAGTGATTTCTTAATAAAAAACTTTTACACATAGAGGAGCAACGCGCTCCTCTGTGATGTAATTTTAAGGTAAAGGAAAGATAGAATGGTTTATCTCAACACAAATACAGCGAATCAATACGCGTATCTTTCGTTAGACGAAGGACGTGCATATTTCAACGTTGCCTTTACACACTATTTGCTTGTCATGACTTACGAAATGACAGGTGAACAACTCGCGCAAGTGGTCGAAGTAATAAACGAGAACGAACGCGTGACTAAAATAAGACTTACAACCGTTGGTTTGGTCGATGCAGGTCGTTATCATTACGAAGTGTACGGACAAAACAGCGCGGTGAATATAGATCCAACCAATGCTTCCGTTCTTGGCTTGATTGAAAAGAGTTTAATGATACTTCAAGACGGAACTATTTTCTTTGACGTTTCTTCACCGACAATTCCTGTCGACGTAATTTATACAGGTGCATAATATGAGCAACATTCAAGCAATAAACTTATCAGCATACGAACCAGTTGAAGCAATTGAAAAAGAGAATCGCGCGGGTTGGATTGACTACGGTTTCAACAATTTATTTCCGCAGCACCTAATCACGCTTTATTACAACAGTCCTATTCATAACGCGTTGACGAACTCAATTGCTTACATGATTGAGGGCAAAGGAACGGGTACGATTCTCGACAACGCTTTACAAGGTATTGCCTTCGACTTAAAACTTCAAGGTTCATTTTGTGCTGAGGTTATTTGGTCGTTGGACTTCACTCGCATTGTACAAATTAATCACTTGCCTTTCGAAAATTGCAGACTTGCATACGACAAAGACGAAGACGATATCACAGGAATTTTCTATTCGAAAGACTGGGCTAACACACGAAGTAAAAAAGGTAAACCCGAATTTATTCCTGCGTTCAATCCTTCAATCGCGCAAGAACAACCGCGACAAGTTATCTACGCTCACGGAATGATGGCAGGTTCTTCGTACTACGCAAAGCCTGACTACTTCGGAGCATTGAACTACGTTGAGTTGTCCTATCAAATGGGACTTTACCACGTCAACAATATCTTGAACGGATTATTTCCTTCGTTCATAATTAACTTCTTGAACGGAATACCGCAGAAAGAAGAACGTGAGGCAATACGTCGTGAGTGGGAAACAAGATTGAGCGGTGCAAGCAACGCTGGAAAATTCTTGATGACGTTCAACGAAGATCCTGCTCGCGCTCCACAAATCGAATCGTTCCCTTTGTCGGACGCAGACAAGCAATATCAGTTTTTGTCAGAGGAAACAGCGAAGCAAATCATGGTCGGACACCGCGTTGTGTCGCCATTGATTCACGGAATTAGAGATACAACAGGATTTGGTTCGAACAAAGATGAAATGGTTGTTGGTTTAGAGATATTCAACAACCAAGTTATCAAACCATACCAAAGAATAATTGAGCGTGTCTTCACTCCGATTTTAGGAGAGATAAATATCGAAATGAACTCGCCATTCAACGACGAAATTATTGTTGTTCAGCCAACGGTTCAAACTGCTGAGTTAAAAAAAAAAGTAGTTGCGGATGCTAAGAATGTTCAAATAACCAAAGAACAAGGAGACGCGTGGCTTAATCACTTACGCGAAAAGGCTGAGTACATCAACGAAGAAGAATGGGAGTTAATTTCTGACGAAGAAGTAACCAACCCAGAAGGCGAAGAAAAATATCGCACGGAGTTTATGAGTGTTCGCGGTTACGATAACCCCGAAAAAAGAAGTGATTCACTTGATACTGGATTGTATAAAGTACGCTATTATTACTCAACAAATTTCACATACAGAGACGGAGAAATTGTAACGCGTGATTTTTGTCAAGAAATGGTTGCACTATCAAAGTCGGGAGCATTGTTCCGTTACGAAGATATTATTGAAATGGGTGATGCAGGGGTAAACGGAGAGTTCGCTCCAAGTGGTAGTTCAAATTATAGTATCTGGGAATGGAAGGGCGGAGTCTACTGCCGCCACGCTTTCTTCAGAAAGATATTTTTCCGTAAAAGAGAAGGTGGAAGATTCCTTCCAAACGACGGATTGAAAAACGACAAAGTTGTGACAGGTGCAATACCAAACGAACTATTTCCAAAAGGAGTAGAATCAATAAGACCAAACGACACACCAAACAGAGGTTCACTAAAAAACGCATAAAAAATGGCACTACAACCCGAAGTTCTACTCATTGACGAAAACTACATAAAAAAATACAGTTGGATTAACGGCTCGGTTGATCCGTTACTTCTTTATCCTGCTATCTATTTAGCGCAGGACAAGTACGCACAGTTGTATTTAGGAACTGACCTTTACAATCGCATTAAAGAAGACGTTGTCAACGATGACATTACAGGCGCATACGCAACCCTTCTTGACAATTACTTGCGTCGTATGATAATGTGGTGGACTATGTACGAAGTGTTGCCTCATTTGTACGTTAAAACGGATAACGGAAGTCTTGTTATTAGAACAAGCGAAGACACTCAACCAATAAGTCAAACAGACTTACAAAACTACCGCGACCAAGCGCGTCAACAAGCGATGTTTTACACTCAAAGAATGGTCGACTTTTTATGTCAGAACTCGAGCGACTTTCCTGAATACACAACAAACACAACAAATCAAATATGGTCGCAAACAAATGTATATCCGTCGAACGCTTTCGAGATTAGCAACGGACGTGACAGACGACCATACGAATACAGAAGACCAGGCTTAGGATGGATTAGATAACTAAAACAAAACACATGGCTACAAGGGGACGAAAGAAAGACATGGTAAAGCAAAAGATTTACGAAGAAAAATTCCGTAAGTATCTAATCAAAAAAGAAAAACAAATAAAGAAATTGAGCAATGAAAGTTAACGCTGAAGGCTATGCGCTGATTAAGAAGTTTGAAGGTTGTCGTTTGAAAGCGTACAAGTGTCCTGCTAACGTGTGGACTATTGGCTACGGAAACACCTTCTACGAAAACGGAATGAAGGTTAAGGAAGGCGACATGATAACGCAACAACGTGCGGAGGAACTTGCGAAGTTTATAATCGACCAATTCGCTGTAACCATTGAACCATTTATTCAGAAACCACTCACCGACAATCAATTTAGTGCGTGTGTTTCACTTGCCTACAACATCGGAACAGGTGGGTTCAAACGTTCGTCGGTATTCAAGAAATTAAACGTCAACCCTAACGACGCAACCATTGCCGATTCATTTCGTCTGTGGAACAAAGGTGGCGGAGTTGTTTTGAAGGGTTTGGTTCGTCGTCGTGAAGCTGAGATACAACTATACTTTAAGGCATAACGAAAATTATATTTTAACGTGAACACAGAAAACGAAATTACTTTGATACACGAACAGCTTCAAGAAATGGATAAGAAGATTGACCGCATTTACAACGTGTTAATCGGTGACGACCAGATGAAAATCGAAGGTCTTGTTAGCAAGGTACAAAAGCACGACAAGTATATTCAGAACCAACGTCTTCAAGTCGCTCGTTTGAGTGGTATTGCAACCGCTGCTGGTGTTATTGGTGGGTTAATCGTTCAGTTCATTGTAAAAGTATTATGAAGGAATGGTTAAAATCTTTGTTAACATCGTGTTCAAAAGTTAGTTCGAAACGAATTGTTGCTATATTTG